GACATAAGGTCAAATGCGTTTCAAAACTCTCCACCAATACCAGTTGACAAAGAGCCAAATAAATAAGCACACCCCGTAATGAGGCATGCTTAACTTAGCGGTACTATAAACTGTTGAGTTTGATTTGTAAATTAGCGGTTCCGCTAAGACTGTACCACCATTTGACGCACTCCAAACAGCAGTACAATGAGTACTTTACCATAAAAAAGGCCGTTCAAGTCTAGAGAAAAGTAGGCTTAAAAAACAACTTAAACGGCCACAGTTGTGTATTGGGGAAATACACATAAGCCTTTGGAGGAGGCTTGATTGTGCTACTTCTTTTTAGCAGGATTAGGCATCCATACGGGGGAAAGTAACACAAGCGTTAGTGTATATCATATATTAACTTATGGCAAATAAAAAGCACTGACTAACTGGCTGAGTGACTGCTAGTTAGTGGTGCTTGTGGTCGTTGCCTGAGTTGTTGGTGCTACATAATCATCGCCGGTGATAGCCTTGTAATCATCAGCAGTAATCCCATCTGGCAATCCCACGACTGTTGCTAATGTTTCCTTGCTAATCGTCTTCCACTCTTGATATGCCCATGTGTAAATTTGAACCATATTATACCGTCTCCTTTGTTGATTGACTTGGTGCAGATTCCTTTGCTGATTGACTGAGCGCTAATGCAGTAATTGACTTCTGTAACTGATTGATACCAGTTGCAGATACCGTTTGCTGTTGTGCTAAAGCCGTTGCCGACTGCACAGCTTGCTGACTAGTTTCTAGTACGTTAGAATACTTGGTATTCAACTCCTCAAGAGATACGTCTGGTAAGTTACCCGGATTGAGTACAACCTTTTTATCCGTATCGTATCGGAATTTGTCGGAATGCTGGGCAAACTGAGTAATCCACGAATCGAGAATGAACACCTTCGTGTACCCGTCTGCTTCAGTGTTCTGGTACGCTGTGATGAAACCATCTGTATCAAATTTGATATAAATAAACATTTAATCGTCCTTTCTAAACTAATTCATCATAAGTAACAAAGGCAAGTTTTCCTCCCGCACCCGAAGTTGCTACAATACTTACGACCCCGTAAACAGCAACAAACGTTAAATTAGTTGAACTTTGACTAGCATAATTAAGATTCCAAGTGGTGCCGCTGTTGGCATTACTAGCATTTCCAAGATATGGGACAAAAAATGTTTTCATTGACTTAATAATGCTGCCAAGTTTAATGGTAACGGTAAATGGATAGTAAGGTACACCGTCCTCAGTCAGCGTTATGACCCCAGATAAATATAGCGTATGATTACTGTCATCTATTTTATACAAAACGCTAGTAGCTGGGGCTAAAGTATTTCTACTATCAGGAATGATATACTTATTATCTAGCTGATGCCAAGCACTTGCTTCAACGCTTTTGATATCAGCCGCGGTTGCGACATCGACACCTCCTGACTGTAGCCCGGCCGTGAAATTAGTAGGCTTGCTGGAATCAACCATGTTAGCAGTAGCCGTATTAACGGCGGCTGTAACATCTGATTTGGTGATGTACGGATTGCCAGTTGTCTTATCTATTGGTGCAGTATCAAAAGTGTTCTTACCCGTAAACTCTTGATCTGAACCCGTTCGTGCTAGGTCAGATGGTAAGCTACTTGCTAGCAATAACGGATTATTGTTAACCGTTGGAACAGTGTCAAAATTGTTAGCACCAGATAGGTGGGCTACCTTGGAATCGTTAGCAGGTGTGTAACCAATTAAATTTTGTTTGGCATTAACTTCTTCAATCCCCGCTACATCGCTGGCTGGTTTACGCATATCTGAAACGTTAACTTTATCTTCTGGCGCTGGCGAGCTATCTGTTGCAATATCACCTTTTTGAATACTGGCATTTCTAAATTGAAAAGACTTTCCAGTATTATCGATAGTTCCATCATCAGCATACATTTCAAGTGAGATATACCACCCAGTCGCGTTTGATGGAATTGTAAAGGTGTAACTAAATTGCTTTTCAGTTGATGAGGGCTTCCATGAAGGTGTTGACAGATCTTGAAAAGTATTACCATTTGTTGAAAATTCTCCTCTTGGAGTTACCTGAACATTGTCACTACTTGTTAAATCCACAACTAATGTATAAGTCCCAGAAGGTAAAGGCATTAATGCAAAATCAGGATGATTAAAACGATAAAATGTTTCAGATACAGTTGATGATACACTTGAAGCCAATTTTATATAACCATTTGAGAAAGTTTCTGTTCCCAAAATATCTGGTCCAACCGCATTTACAAACTTTACTGGATTAGTTGCAGAAGGGTTTTGGGTATTAAGCAACAGGTTTCGCCCACCAATAGTATCTGATAACTTATTATATGGCTGTACCTGAACCCCATTAAGTTGTTCAGTTCCATCTTTGTTATCGACCACTTTTTTATCCAGTTGCTGATTAACGTCAACTGTCTTGGCGTAAGCATTCCCTGCACTGTCTGTAGGATCTGTTTTAAATTTCTTTTGGCCGTCAATTGTTTCATCACCGGTCGTATGGACAACCGTATCGTTGGTAGCAAACGAATCATCAATCATATTAAATTGAATTTGACTTGCATTTGAAAACCCAATGTTGAATTTATACGTATATGATACCGGAGTAATACCAGAAAAAGCTGGTATTGTATCTGGACTATTTGTTGATGTGATAACTGCAATTAATTGTGATTGCCCATTTTGAGAATCAGATCCCCAAATTCCAAATACCCATGCCTTGTAATCAGCGCTTATGGATGAGTTATCAACGACTGTTGAAATAATCAAGGTATTACTATTTTTAGAGAATCCGTTTGCACTAACAGTTTGTACTACCTTTGGAACAGATGTCATTGTTGAGATGTCTGTTGTCGATGACAGCTGAGTATCACTTATTTCTATCTTATCAATGCTTAGTGATGACTTGTTGGCCAATATTTGAGCAATAAGGTTGTTTCCGTTAGCAGTTACTTTTGCCAAGTCATATGCCATGTTAATTGCCTCCTTTTACATTAACTTCTTTAACCATGATGGGCTGAGTCCCAACACCTACATATTCAATTAGTTTAGAATTGTTCATAAACGCAATTGTATTAATCGTAACTCCGTTTAGAGTAGCTGATGATAGACGATCCATGAGGATTATCAGTGATTGGCTTGATGATATTAAACTAGTTGGAAGGTTATCAATGTCAACAACCTGTGGGTTCCCAACCATTTTGGTACCATCCCAATGATAATCAGTATGAACTTTTACGCCTGAATTTACTGGCGATATTTGCAAAGCATTGCATATGATATTAATAATATCGTTAATGGTTCCACCAGAATGTGATGCTAAAATTTTTGTCTTAAGGATAAAACGATAAGTATCATCATTGGCTCCATATCTGGGTTGATGGATATCATCACCGATTTCGTCAAGTTGTTCTCCAACAGCCTCGTCAATTATCCATGAACTTTGAATCATTTCTGCCCCATTATCAAGCCAAAGCTGAAAGTCAGATAATACACGAATGACTGTATTAATATTGCTACCAGTTCCAACAGCCAGTCCTCGATCAAACATTTTAAATATTTGTGGATATAGTTCATCATAACTAGTTTGATACATAGTCAACCTCCACATTGTCGTCAGTAATAACTGGAATTTCGAAGGCTGTTAGTGCGATGTTATTAGTACTTAGTTTGTTCTTGTCGGTTCCAATCTCAATATCCGCGTAATCGATTCCATCAATCGCATAAATGTTAGAGAAGAATTGGTTAGTAACAACTTTGTCTCCCATCTTAAGACTTTCAATATAACCCTCAATTGCGGCTTTGACATCATCCGTTCCCTCAGATTGATCGAAGCTATCACTAACCCTAATAGATGCCTTGACGTAAATCGGTGTTTCCTGTGGTCTATCAAAGAAGATCGTTTGAATTGACCCAGAATCATCTAAAACTGTCTTGCTTAACGATCCATAAAGAGTAATCCCACCGCCTCCAACTCGGAAAATTGTATTGGCCACATCCTGATCAGTTCCCCCCTGTACATAATAATGAACTGTTTTTGGTGGGTTCCCATACGAATCATTATCGCTAATTGATGCATTATAGACACTTTTTACCGCAGTGACTCCTTGAGTGTTCATTAATGCAGTGTATACGCCATTAATTGTCCCAGATTCATTGGAGTTTGATGCCAATAGCAATCGGTTTCTAAAATCAAGATCTGTTTCCATATCTTGACCACCCTCGGCTGCCTGTGAATTGGTTACATTATCAATTTCTTCAACAGGCGACTGTTGGTTAACAATTGTACCTGCATCAACATTGTATTGTGATCCTAACTCGCTTGAAACAATAATTGTTGATCCGACTCCGTTTACATCAAGTTGACAGTCATCAACGGAATAAAATTCGTTACCATTGTCATCCATAAATACAGTTCCCGTTGGAATTACATATCCAGGTGTCCCAGTAAATGATAAGGTCACGCTGGCTGCTTCAGCTTGCTTTCGCATTAACCCGTAATTGCCACCAACGCGATCAAGATTTACTCCCGTGGCTTGCAGAATATATCCCGAATCATGAACATTTTCACCGTTTTGATCAACATTGACGGCTATTTTGGCCAAAACTCGGGCGAGCGTTCCCCAAAATGACCTGGGCGATACATTGGTATCTTCTCCGTTTTCTCTTCGAATAAAGCCTTGAACGGTATCTAAAGCATCGTCATAATTCAGCGGCGTATAACCATTTTCATCAATCATTGACGACACCCGCCTCCCATACAACTTCTTTCAATTGATTCTTAACTTCAATCGTAATGTGAACTTTGAGCACTCTTGCTTCCCGTTCGAAATCTACATCGTGAATCTCATCAATTCGCGGGTCTTCAAGAAGCGTTTCTCTAATCGCCGCAGTCACAAACTGATCGTGAACATTGCTTCCAATTACGGCTCCCCAGTCAAGGCCTTCATTGGTATCAAGAACCCAACCACCTTTGCGGGTATTCAGGGCGATCATACATGATTGTGCGATTTCATCAAGACCGTCAACCATTGCCACATTGCCTTTATCATCTTGCTCAAAATCGCCTTGATCATTTATATAGACATCTTTTGCCATTCAAACCACCTACTTTATATCGATCTTGCCGACGATAACTCCATCATTAGCGTCATGCATCCGTTCGCTATCAATCTTGTAGACACTATCGCCCTTGGCGTTAGAGGTATCTCGGTCTTCAAACACAACCACCACAACATCCCCCACTTGATAGTTGATTGTCATTTCTGCATAGAATGGCACAAAACTATGTGAGTCGCCAATGTCATCGTGGTATTTGATCTTAATCGGGATAAATGATGCTTGCAGGCTCAGAAGCTGTGGCCGCTTGGTGCCATCCGAAAACAAAGCCAGCGGCTGAACATCGTACGTTTTATCGGCATTCACCTTAACAATTTTGCAGCGAATGGAACCATGAATATCACTCATCACATCGTCCCGAAACACATTAAAAAATTCATTAACATAGTCACGACTTTTAGTCATTTGGCACGCCTCTTTTTCTGCTTTTCCTTAAGCTTTTTTCGATTAGCAGCGTCCAACTTCGCTTTGGTCTTTTTATCTTTGGTTTCAGCTTTTTTGACCGAAGCTGAATTCTTCTTTTTGTATTTAGAGTAGTCAACCAGGTCAAGTGTTGATGTTCCTGAATCATCAGTAATAGAGGTTGTGCCGCTATTAATTAGTACCCAGCCACTCAAGGTTGTACTTTCAATATGAAAGATATACCCAACGGTAAAATACGGCCTAAAAAGAGCTACAACTTGATAGTGTTGTAGCCCATCATCCGAATCGTCTTGAGGTTCCGGCTCCCCAAGCATTCCGGTATCATAGTTCAAATAGAAGTTCGATTTTTTGTTCTTGGAATAATCCGCAATCTCCAATCGACCATTAGGATAAGCTATCGGTGTCTTACACTGCGAAGCAATACTTTTAATGGCACTCATCGGTTTTGCTTTAGCCGTGTACCCCTTGGTAAACTTCTTATCGTATACGAGTTTTAGCTTGTATATTTTGATTCCCGCCTCCTTGGCAATCTTTTTGATGATTGAAGAACCCTTGGTATTTTTTGCAAAAGATAAGGGTTTGTACTTAGTCTTTTTAGTTACCTTAGCTTTAGCAGTATGGTTAGCTTTTTGCTTAACATATTCTTGCCGTTTCTTTTTGGCAAAAGCATTTTTCTTGGTAATGATTGTATGCCCATAAGCTCGAAGCTGTTTGCTTGTAGCACCCGGATGGTTATCAATCCACTTACGGCGCTGTGCATTCATCTTGCTATTGTAAGCAGTGATTGTTTGGTCAAGCGTTTTTTGCGCAGAAATTGACCTTGAAGTAGTCGCCTTTTTCTTAACTTCAGGAAGTTTGTCATAATCACTGCCATCAACGATAGTGATTGTTGTGGTTTTTCCTGATGAATCGATTGTCGATGGCGTCGGTGACGCCAACTTTCCTTCCATGATGATGCCGACGTTATTCGATGAGCCATCTTCACCATACCAGCCGCCATAAACCCGAGCGTTAGAACCCTTCGTCAAATAATTAATATCTTCAGCCGGCAAGTTCATCACCGAAACTTGCGTCGTCTCCTTGCTGCCGGATGCATAGGACGCTTCAATATCCATTGAGATGTTATCAGGTACTTTGGCATAGCTCTTTAGTGTCAACTTGCCTTTTTTTCCATCAACTTCGAGCCGCCTATAAAGCCTAACGAGTTTCATTGCTCATCACCCCAATCACTTGGGAGTGCATACTCGTTATCATCATCTGAAGGTTCATCTTCAATTAGTGAACTACCATTATCATCATCCAGCAGATCAGAATTATCAGTGTCATTCTCATCAATATCATCGCTATCGGGATCCTCAATGCCAGGATCAAGATCCTCGAAGTACAAGAATACCGAGATTTGGAAGTTATCAATGCTGACGGTGTTCTCCACGCCAGTTTCATCAAGGGGGATAATCGTCACGCTTGGCAGATTAGCATCATTGATGTTCCACAATGGCACCCCATAAACAAGCTTTTCTCCGGTAATCAGCGGATTATCGTCAGCATCGTATAGGTTGAAATAAAAGTTATCGTAGCGTTCACGATAGTCGAACTCAATGGTGAAGTTCTCGGTTCCAACCGGTAAAACCACATAATTAGGGAGATCACTTGTATCAATAATTAATTTATCTCGTAAACTCATAAGATTCCCCCTACTTGACCCTTATCTTGACGCCAACCGGTATTGATCGGTCAGCGTACTTATTCCATTTGCGTAGTTGAACAACACTGACATTGTACTTTTGGGCGAATTTATAGTACGTGTCACCCGGCTTAGTAGTTACCGTCCTCACGGCACTCTTGCTATTTTTCTGCTTATGACCACTACCAGATTTTTTGTTAGCCTTACCCTTATTTTTCGATGAATTGGCTTTCTTTTTGACATTTGAATCAGCCCAATCCACCTTCTGTAAAGTAATGGTTAGCGGAACTTGGTTAGTCAAATAGGTGTCGTGCGGCTTGTCAATTCCTGAGATGATCGCGTGTGGGAAAGACGTTTGCCCGATCAGTGATACTTCGGCTGTATTTTCAGCCCATTTTCTGATCCGTTCGAACTTTTTAACCAATGTTGGAACTGAACCATCTTCACCAATCAGAGCTCCGCCCACTGAAATACTTTCTGTTCCAGCCTGTGTAACCGTATTGATCGGGGTGTGCTTGATGACTGCCGTTTCATTAACGTTAACTGTTTCCGAAAAGTCTTCACTATCAGGCCAGAGAATCGCATAGCTTTCTTTGCTACCAGGGTTCACAGGCGTTATCCACGTCACATCTTTACCACCTGTTTCAGCCATCACTGTGGCGCCAATTGCTTTCTTCAGGATTGCCCGTTGTGTGGCTTTTTGAGCGGATAATGATTTGCTTTGGGCTTTTGAAAGCTTAGACTTGGCCGTAGCTTGTTTCTTTTTGAGCTTAGTTAAGGCACTATTTTGCTCTTGATAAACTTTCTTCAAGTTATCAAGTTGCTTTTTCAAAGATTGCTTTTTAGCCCTTGCTGCCTTGGCATATTGCTTAGTAACAATGACTATCTTTTTCTTGGTGCTTGCAACCAACTTCTTTTGGTTTTTAACATCTTTAGTCGCATTTTTATAAATTCGCGTATCTTTGACAATCGTTTTACTAGTCGATTGATATTTTTGAAAATCAGACTTAGCAGAATTGAATGCCGTTTTAGCATCGGCTAAGGATTTCTTTAAATTATTCAATGCTTTTAAACGCTCACTAACCGTTGAATCAGCCGTCAGTGTAGGAATTGAAAATAGATAGTTAATTGAGTTGGATCCATTATCATTATTATTAAACGTCACTAAAACAGCAGATCCAGTTGAATAGATTCCTTCTGGCTCATTATAGGAATACTTCATACCATAGCTACTCGTTAGATAGCTTTTGACAAATTCCTTAGTATTTGTGTCAGCATTAAAACATCCAACAGTCGCTGGATCACTATTTGAGTTATAGGCACCGCTTTGCCAAAAGATATATGGATAGCTTAACGACTGTGATTGCCACGTTTGCTGGCCGACACTAAATCCCATTGCTGACAGACTAACTGTCTTTTTAGGATTGCTTAAATTTCCCGGTTCACAAACGCAATAACTTTCCGCCGTAGTGTAGCCAACGAGGTTATTACTGGTATCATAATTAACTCGTAAAAGATCAGGTGAATTGTAGAGCGACGTTAATGAACTTGCGTCAATCGAAGCCCCAGGCTGATAAGCGAACTTACTTATTTGGTAACCATTATGCCTGACAGAAGCCCAGATATTCCCTGAGCCATCAATTCCGAACGAGGATCCGTGGCCCCCGTTTTTAACCGTCATTTTAGAAACATACTTCATCGAACTATCCATCTGCTGATAGATTGTATCTTCTCCGGAACTATAGGAAATTAAATAGCCTCCACCATACGGGATGCAATACTGGGAACCGACATATGGCGACTTACCAACTACATATTGTGCCATGAGTTGATGAGCCGACTCATTTATATCGAGTCCGGCGCCATTAGCTTGATCGTCGAGGCTATCTAGATAGTCGGCATTTGCCTGATCATACGCTGCTTTGACATTATTTAAAACGGAAAGCGTTGAATTATAGGCATTTTTAGCTATATCTGCCGTGGCTGCCATTAAATAAACCCTCCTTCTCTTTTAGCCATTAAGTTGCCAAAGATTGCCTGAACCTGTTCGTTGACCTGCTTGGAAATATCATTGGCAACTTTAGTTCCAGCATTTTTATCATTAGCATTAACTGTGATATTCATGTTCAGGTTGACAGTAACGTTGTTATGCGCTTTAGTAGTCGAATTGGAATGACTTGATAAACCTTTGAGCGGATTATACTTTCTAAGATTTTCCAGAAGTGCTTTGTGCATCTTCTTTTGAGATTCATTGCTGAATACGGAATTTGATGTTTTGCTTCGAGCACTAATGGCAGAGCCAATCAAGTTATCCGCATTAGGTTTCTTAGGATTGATGGCAATTTCTGGATCCTTCTCACCGTATACATTTAGCTTACCTTTGGTTGACCAACCGCCGTTATTATGGAGTGCTGCTTGAATTTCGCGAGCGCCATTAACATGATCTTGCGTATGACCGCCACGTTCCCACAGATTAGAAAATTCGGCTGCCAAAGATGAAACCGATCCATTACCGCGTAAGACGCGCTTAAGAATGGCGCTATTCGCTCCATCACCGTGAAGTGCAAAATCAATTTGAGCTCCAGCATTTTTCCAACTCATATGATGTTGTGCAGCATATCTTCTTAAAGCAGGTCCACGATCGAGCCATTGCCCCAAGCCAAGGGCGCCAGCCGAGTTACTGATACCTGGATCCAAATGCGATTCAAATTTCCAGTTTCCCAGAACCGCTTCGATTCCTTTCTTAGTAGCTGACGGATAGGCTTTCTTAATTGCGTTATACAAAGTCTTCGCACGCGATTCGATACTACCAGAAACTCCCAGTGAGCCGATTGAACCGGCACTTCTTTTAAGGTGCTTACCAACCCATTTAAGTTGTGGTGCAATTTCTTTCGCAACTAGCTTTGATAATACCGACGAAGCTTTGTGACTTTCTTTAGAAGATTTCTTAGCTTTGGTAGACTTCATCTTGGTGACATCAAACCAACCACTAGTTGAATCCGGATTATTAGAAAATGGGTTACGCTTTGAGACACCAATATGCACATGGGTCCCAGCTGGTCCAAGAGCAGCAATTCTTTGCCCAGCTTTTACATCATCTCCAACGCTTACAAAAGTGTGTGCACCAGAGTTATTCTTGCCATTAAATTCTTGATAAATGACATAGTATCCATCAGCTGATTTGGTAACCATATTTTGACCAATACCAATTGGCCCACCCCAACCACGAGGAGCACCACCAGAACGGATTACTTTGCCGGGATGAACTGCATGAATAATATGCGCTCCGGAAAAGTCGTTGCCATCGTGAATAGACAGCCCACCGGAAACTGCACCTCGATAGCCCATTCCTGACGTATCATGAAACCCACTACCTGGACTGTGCAACCAAGTACCGCTGCCATACGCGCCACCACCATCGCCTCGGGCATTGTCCATCTGTCGCCATACTTCGGCCGACCAAGGATTACCATATTTGGTGGTAGATCGCTTGCTTAGCCCTTTAATAGCATTTCCAAGAACTGTATTAGACTTGGAAATATTTGATGAAAATTCATTTGTGAAAGCTCTGTTCGGATGGGCATTATTTTTACTAATAATTTTGTTGAGTTCAGTGTGTGAGATACCTGAACCTTTAGCAAAGTGCTGAATGCCCATTGAACGTCCCAATTCTTGGGTTTGTGATCCGTTAAGGACTCTGTCACGTTTCTTTAGGGGGATCATCCTATCATTCCCGTGAGGAATCAACAGGGAATTATTACGAATAATAGATTCTTGACGTGGACCAGACTTAGCATCATTCACGATCGCCAACTGGTCATTAGAAAGCTCTCCGTTTGAACCCTTAGCGTAGTGAATGGCATTGATGACGGAACTATTACCACCAAACTGTCCAAGGACTTTATCAATTCCTTTAATACCACCATTTAATTGTTGAACAGTATTGGACATTGCTGAATGTGCGTAGTTATCCATCTTACCAAGTGCATGACCAAATCCGGTTGCAGTAGCTTTACCAGATGAGATAACTCCCGACTGCATTTGGTTAACTTGCTTCTGCACGCCTTTTTGCATGCTGTCATAGGTCGAAATTGCTTGGTTCTTTGATTGATTGGTGTAATGCTTCGTATCGCTATTGATGTTTCGCCACTTAGAAGTATTGCCCTTATCAAATTGTACAAGTTGCTTGTAGGAACCCTTTTGCAATTGATCATAATCTGTAACAGTTTTCTTTTGCGTACTGTGCGTGATCTTTGAAGTTGCCTTATGGATATTAGACCATTTAGATTTACTACTCTTACTAAATTTATCTAACTGCTTACTTGATCCATTTGATAAATTTTTGTAATCTTTTACAGTCTTCTTGCTTAACTTTTCTACGGATTTCAGAGAATTACTTGAACCAAGCTTCATATTCCCAGCAGCATATCCCGGCAATACGTTCCCATATGAACCGCTGAGGACCTTTTTAGTATCTCGGTGGTTAAGGATTCGTTCACCATGTTTTACGTGAGCAATTTCAGGACCATTAGCACCCAACAAACGCGCTTTACGACCGTTTACAGTGTATGCAAGCTCTGTGCCACCTTCGCCAACGAGGGCAGCGTGTGAGTGCATTTCTGCGCCACTAGTTCCTAGTGCATGCGCAGCAAACACGTTTCCAGGAAGCTTATTAGCATCTTTACTAGCAGTTCTTTTAGATTTAGATGGATTTTTTTTGCCATTCTTCATCTGTGTGAGAAGTGAATTATTTTGTTTAAGGCCATTAGTTAAATTACTTGCCATTGCCTTAGTTCCAAGATGACCAAGCTTGGTTAAACCACCCCAAAGGTTCCCCCACCAGTTGCCAAAGTGGCCCCAAATGCCTTTAATTTTTCCGGTCCAGGTATTCATTTGTTTCAAATTACCTTTAACCATGGCTGAGGTCTTTTGAACGACCTTTTCATGCATTGTTTCAGCATTATCAATAGTCTTATTCTTAGTAGTTCGGGCGGCACTGATGGTTTTATCCCGTTGACTGCGCGCGTTGGAAATAATCTTATCATGTTGCTTTTTACTAATTGAATGAGTTACATAATATTCCTTGTCGGCCGCGTTACGAACTGAATTGTACTTTTTATTAGCAGCACTTTTAGCAGATTTGTAAGTTTTGTTTGCAGAACTTACAGTTGACTTCATCGTTTTATATGAAGACCTGATAATTGAACGAGCCTGTTGCTGAGAAAGTTTCGAGGTACGATCTTTTAATCGACCGTAAATAATGGTTTCCTTGTTGGTATTATTGGTAAGTAACTTAGATACTGCCCGATTAGTTGCTGAAATAGCAGCTTCACGGCCTTTACCACCATTTTTTTCACTCCGGTTAATCTTGCTAATTCCTTTAGAAGCATTCGAATAGCGTTTATTCCAATATTTACTATCCGATTTTTCCATTGAACTAGCTCGTTTCTTAGTGATGACGCCTTCTTTGAGCAACCATTGAACTCGTTTGTTGGACGAAGATTTCTCCGAGCTAGTATATGACTTAAGCCCCTTACGCATAGATCCATATACGTTTTGATTGATCTTCGAGCCGGTTCCCTTGGATACGGTAGCCCAGTTATCATTAGCTTTATCAAATGAAGATGTAAATGACTTTAATTCTTTATCTCCAAACTTATCTAAGCCAAGAGTAACTCTTCGATGATGAACTTTGTTATTAGAATTTTTACGGGCGTTCATAGCCTGTCGGTAACCAAGCTCATTAGCCACTTGTGCCTCGGGTCCTTGAAGGCCAGCACCAGTTTCCCCAGGAATAGATTCCTTTCTATTGCTTCCGTCAATGTTGCCGCCTCTGGCAAGATTTTTAATATATTTGCTTCCCGCAATATATTTAGCAACAGAACCACCAACAGACGATCCAATCATGGCAACCAATGGATTACCACCACTTAGTGCAAGACCCAGGCCAGCACCGACAGCATTACCGCCGGCTTGCCACATTTGACTACCACCTTGTTTACTATCTACACCTTTTTTAAAAGCACTTACAGCATGTCCACCTATTTGTAAACCGATAGTGGCATACGACATCCCTTTGAGCAATCTATCACTGCTTAAGGAACTGGTAGCTGCACCGAATCTTGATTGCGCAAAACGGGTACTGCCTGAACGGGTTGAACTAATTGGCCCCTTTCTTCCAGTAAATCTTGAGCCAACTTCAGCCTGTTCAATATCACTAGCTGCCGAAACAGCACGGGAGGTCAGAGAAGCACGCGATTTACTACCTCCCATGCCAAGCATGCGTCCAGATAACCCAAGGAGTCCTTTACCAACTTTTAAGCCTCCCCATACTCCCGCAAACGCTGCGGCATAACCGGCTGCTTTCTTAATTGGTGAAGGAAGGCCAATTAAAACTTTAAGGAATTTGTTAGCAACTCCCAATGCTTTGGTGAATAGCGGAAGAACCGTTTTAGTGAATCCCATCCCCATGATATTGATATATTGTTTAAACACATCAATTTGGTTTTTCCAAGATGCCATATTTTTCTTAGCAAGAGTGGCAATATAGCCATTCTTACCGTATTTTTGAGCACGACTAACTTGTCCAGTTAATGATCTTAATTGTTTAGTATTATTGGCCAGGATTAAGCCTGATTCTTGCCCAGTTGTCCCAAAGAACATGTGAAAAACGTTAAATTTTTGAGCAGAGCTCATGCCTGCCGTGACTTTCTTCAAGACATCCATATTATCAGCAAGACTTTTGACTTGCCCGTTGGCCTTTTGAAAATCTGATGGCTTAAGCCCCAGGGCTGACATAACTTGTCCTTGTTGAGACTTAGCAGCCATATTAGGCGCGGCAAACGAATTCATAACCTTACGTAAACCAGTACCAGCAATGGAACCATCTTGTCCGTTATTTGAAAGAACACCGACGCCGGCGACGGTTCTGGCAAGCCCCTGGTTAGAGCTATGGGCAGTTGCACCAACATATCTCAGCGAGTTTCCCATACCTTCGAAGTTTGTGGCAGTTAGATCTGATCCATATGCCATTTCGTTCAGAACTTTCTTGGTGTAGGCAGCCATCTTCCTCCTTGAATTACCAGCTTTAGTTTTATAGCCAAACTGTTCAAGCGTAGGAGCACCATAATTAACAACCGCATTATACGGATCTCCTGAAGCTCTGGCAGCCTGTAGGAAGTATTTATGTGATGCTAATTCCTGACTACCGTTATATCCACGTCGGACAAGTTCTTCACCGCCTCTTGCCATCGCTGTTGGTGAAACACCATACTGTAGTGCAAAACGATTGTTTTCTTTTTGCATTGCTGAAGTTTCACGTTTTGATTGAGAAGTCGATTCTCCACCAGTCTTTAACAAGTTTTTGATAGTAATATACTTATTCTGCAAATTTGTAGCTTCATTGGCTGATTTAAGGAATGCGGCGCCAACCATTCCTGCTCCCATAGCAATCTGAGAACTAATATTTACAAAGTCGTTGCCGGCATCGTACAGATTTCTAAACGACTTTGTTGTCTTGCGACCACTTCTGCTCAGATTATCAAATGATGTCTTACCATTTGTACCGAACCTTTGAACACGTGTATTTGCATGATCAATATCACTACTTGTTTGCTTGAGATTTGTCTTTACTTTGAAGTTTGCCTCTTTAGGCAAACGTTTAAATGAGTTCCTGGCTTCCTTGGAAGTATCAGAAAAAGCCTTGCCGATTTGCCCCGCATATTCACGCGAGCTATCAGCAAGGCCTTTTAAACGATTGTTTATGTTATCGACATCACTTGTAAGATTATCTGATAATTTTTTGGATTTAGAGATTAGACTGTCATATTTATCTTCAAACTTGGCTAATCCCTGAACCGACATGCGATCGCCAAAATGGGAAAGTTGGTTATTAGCCTCACGGCTTGATCTGATAAGCCGATCCATCTTGTCATTCGCACGATCAATCGCATCCATGTTTTCTGATACAACTCGGAATCCAACTTTGGCACTTCTTGCATATCCCATGTTAGAATCCTCCTCGCATTTGTGACTGTACTTCCATGCGCTTAGAAATCGCCCAATTGAAGACAGACAGTTCATCAGCATTCATATACTTAATTGGCCGAGGCAGTCCGCTTTCTAACCCATTATAGATATAAGCAGTCCAGCCAATTGATTGAGACGTTGATTTATTAATTAATGCCTCAAGATCCGTTTTACGAATAAAGTGATTAGTTAAGTTCTTGCACAAGAAACCGGTCAGCTTCTGAGCAAACCTTCATAACGCCAGAATGATTTTCCCAGAATTTCCAACTCATTTTTTCCGGTTTTCCGCCAACAGTGGGCGTACCAATAAGCGGATTAAGTCCAAGATCATCATTACCGTTAATAAAGGCATCCCAGTAGGCATGACGACTAACATCTGCCAAGTCAGTAAACTTAACGGCATTTTCTACGCCCGGAAAATTGAAGGGATATTTAATGTTTTGCTTGGTCTTTTTGTCCCAAAGGGTTACAGAGCCAACAATCATGCCATTTCGTTCAGTTCTAACCAATTTTGGTTCTTTAATAGGTTCTTCAACCTCTTTTTTTACAGTTTGTTTAGTCTTTGTTTCTTCAGTCATCTTAAAAAGTCTCCTTCGTTATTTATCTCTCTTTATGCAGTAGTGACAGGATCCACTTGTAATACCGACGCCTTGAATACGACACTGACGCTTGGATATTCAGCGTTAAGAGTTGTATCAGTAGGACGGGTAATTCGTGCACTATCTGTATGGAAGTGAGCAAAGCTTGATGTTACTGATACAGGGACGCCAGTCAAATTGTTGGCCAAGTCAATGAGATGAGCATAATTGGCAGCATTAGGATCAACACTAAACGTAAACGTACCAGAATGATCATGGTTAATGGCTGATTTACCATTACCATTATTATCAACCGAATCAGTAACGTTATCGTTGTTCCAAGCAACAGCGACTTTATCGCCAGTGCCAAAGTCAGTAAATGGGAGGCCATCAATTTGAACTGACACTTCCCAAGGGTCAAATGTATGTTGAGTAAGTTTCATTTTCTACGTCCTCCTATAAATCGATTTCGCCAGAGATATACGCATCGTCAATCGCATCTGCTGGATGATACTGCCAAGATAAACCACGATAAATACGTTGTGAGACATCAGTGTCCTTCATATCTTCTCGTGGCAACGCAGTCACGGTATAATCTGGCTTCCCATTATCTTTCTCACCAATTCCACCATTACGGTAAAGCTGATCAAACACGCTTTCAATTCCAGACTTGAGCAAGTTAATACCGGTGTTATCATAAGAAATTTTAGGATTTTTAACCATGATTTCAGTAAGCTTCTTGTTGCTATGCTTGATAATAAAATCACGTCCCAATAACATGTCAATATAGTCTCCGCTTAAGGTTTTACCATCACGTACGATTGGCATCCCTTGAGCAAAATAATACGTATTAATGTTACCTTCTGAATATGGAACTAATTGGTCTTGCTGGAATGATAATTGGTCTTGTGGTAGCACGCTGTCATCAAGACCTGATGTGTTAGCAATATCCAAACTACCGACTGGTAATGCACTTACCGCCCCTACAGTGCCGGATGATAATACATTTGCGTGATCAGTATCAGTATTAGCCTTAAATGCAGCTGTATTAACATTGGATGCGTATGGTGCGGTATCAGCAATATCATCGACATCAACAAGCAACAGTCCGGTGTTCTGGGCTTCAATGTAATTCGATAATGCTGGAATCTTGCTTTTATCAATTCCAACTGGAATTAAATATTCATCACCAGAGTTATAAAACTTTTTAACAGCGGCAATTAAATTATCTGAGTTTGCCATTATATTTTCCTCCCTTACTTAGTAGACTAAGCAGAAACTGTTACATTAGAAGTTGCGGTGAAACCACCATCTTCAGTAGTTGCGGTGATAACAGCCGTCCCTGCTTTGACATACGTTACTTTACCAGTATTGTCTACTGCAGCTACAGTATCGTCTGATGAGCTAAATAAAACCCCCTGGTTAGTTGCCCCAGAAGGTTGAACATTTGCTGTTAATTGATCATTTCCGCCAACTTTTCCTGATAATGTCGTTTTATCAAGCTTTACACCAGTAACTTTAGTTACGGCTGCGGCAACACTAACATGAGTTGTAGTGGTAATTTCATCATTAACGCCAGTCTGGAAAGTAATAGTTGAATTACCTGCTGACTTGAATGCAATAGTAAATGAGCCATCACCGTTTGGCGATACACTTGCAACCTTAGTATCGCCAGATACGGCACTTACTGACTTATCCGTTGCAGTTGCCGGTAATACAGTAGTAGTTACTTTAGTAGTTCCACCAACTGTTCCTGTTACACTGGATTGATCGACGTTAATACTTGTAGGTGATACAAATGAATTTTCAGCGACTGCCTTGACAACTAGAATTGCTTCCGGTGGATTTGGACCACCGAATACTGCTTGGGCATGGAGATATACCAAGCTATCTGGATCAAAGTCGTCCCCAACTTCTTGAAGACTGTTATAGCGAGTTTGAGTAGCTTCGGTTGCGTCTGGATCTTCAATTAAATACTTTGGAATTTGATCGCCCAAGTCCTTAACTGGTGTTACAAGCTTAACGGTTGTATGCACTGGGCCAAGCGGTTCATTAGTAATAGGCATTGTGTTTCCTCCTAATTTCTATTTATATTTTGGTTGTTATTATCAATCGATTCAATAGTTGGTTGATCTGATTCAAAGTTGCGTTCAACTCTAATTACCAAATCAAATCCATATTGCTGAATGGAATTGTTAATCCCAATAAAGCTGTTGTCTTGTGGATCTTCTACATCAACAATGATGATTCCCTTTTGTTTCACCTGATAGTGAACCTCTGGGTCTCTCAAATTAGCTTGTAGGTTATCCATGAGGTCTAATCCACGTGATTCATTAGCCGTATGAATGACAATAGACAGATGAGTGTCTACTGGTTCATGCATGGGATACATGTGCTGTACAGGCATCACGATACTCCCACGAGGATGCACAGTAATGAAGGGAAGTGATGGCTTATTTCCAATGGAGTAATCTTCAACAACGTGTTTTTCATCGAGGTTAGTTAAAGAACGGATCTCCTGAATCATTGTTGACAGTATTTCCTGCCAATTGATCGTTCGCTTCATTATCGCTTTGCGCCTCCTGACTGTTCGACCTTAGATAATAGATGCATGCATCCGAAATACCATAATATGGGTCTTGACCAACGACTTGAAGATATTCCCACTGAGTATCATCATCACCATTTTTAATGGCAACGACGGTTCCCAAAGGAACATTTAGATGCATTGAATACCATTCGTGACTATAATTGACACTTTTACCATCACCAGTAAGGATTATTTGGTTGGCATCGGTAGCGGCATTAGGACTAACTGGGGTTATCGGTTCACTATCGTCAATATATGGTTGCTGACGAAAATCAGTTCTTAAGAAATCTCCCGTTAATGTTGCTCCACCGTCAGTATATGAGGTATTTTGATATATTCTAATCGGAATACCATAACGTTTGATCAAACTCTTTTTACTGAATTTCATATTTCTATCACCTTCACACCAATTGACTTGTGGAGTGCGCCTGTATCCACTAGAGGATCGTCTTTTCCCTTATTTTCAATAGTTAAAGCAGCATTGTGGGGACTAGTTTTAAGAACTATTTCATCTTTAATGCGCTGCTCTATCAGTAATCCTACAGCTTCATATAGTTCTCGTGCTGTCATATCACCACTCATGATGCCAGCTAATCCGTCCTCGACACATGAAACAATTTTGTGCATCCCTAGATCAACTCCATCACGTAAAAATGAACGTTCTGGTATTTTGACGTGCTTAAGCTTGTAAAATGTACCATCCCTCATTGGCACAATTAAATATGGACCATTCTTGGGATATATTTCAGCGCCAAACTCGTTAACCGTAGCAATCATCTGCATAAATGCTAACGACTTATTACCCACGGGCTTCATTACACCAACTTCAACCATATAATGATTCAATTTCCTAAACTCTTCCTTGATTTCAGGGAATCGATTGTCATCTGAGAATAAATCATCCAAGTTTAGTCCTCCAACCTGAATATCCATACCGGATCAGGAAATCATTTAATAATTCTTCCCATTGGTTAACTGCATTCCCGTTATATTGGGTGTGTAAATCTTTGAAGTTATCCACTAGAATTCCCTTTCCAAGGTCAGAATTAATCCAGATAAGCGATAACATCTTCATTTCCATAATTTGGTTCCAAACGAACTTGTCATTAATGGGAATATTCAATGGTTTAATCAATCCATAAGCAATTGGCAGTAAGCTATTAAGAATATCATCACTTAGTTCAACGTCAGATAAGGATTTGACACTGGCAATAACGTCATTTTGGTCGAACGGATAATCCATGTGATCACCTTCTACTTAGCACCTTTTGAAATAATAAGTTTCTTTCCTGGCTTTAAATCTTCTTGTGGATACATCCGGTTAAGGTTGGCAAGCATACGTGTTGAGGTGCTGTTAGCCGTAGCAACTGCCCACAATTCGTCTCCTTCTTGAACAATGTAATAAACATTGCCATTTTCGGAGAAGTTCTTTGATGTATCAATTTGATCTGGAAACATGTAAATTCCTCCTTTTAAGCCGCCGTTGTAACGTCAAGAATAAACACTTGTTTAGCAACGGTAATTGTTGGCACAAATTTTTCATCGACAATGGTCTTGACAGTCACTGGATCTGAGGAAGCACTAGTTGAAAGAGAAACACCAGTATCAAAAATAGATACAGTCGTTCCTGAAACTGGAACACTTTCTTCCGGTGTTTCAACAAAATTCATTTGACCAACCGGATCATTGGCAGTCCCTGGTAAGAAAATAATCTTGCCATCTGGAATGAACTTTTCAAATGTACCGTTGTTATTCCATCCTTTATCATAAACAACTACCTGTAATCCTAGGAACGCTGAGAACCATTGCTCAACAACAGGCTGAGTAAGAATGCTTCCCTGTGGTGATACCGTCCCAGAAAAAATGGTGTTTTTTAGTGCGGCATTGTGCATCAAAATATACATAGTCTTTGAATTCATTAAGGCTCGAGTTAAAGCCGTACCAACTTTTTGCGAGGCAGTATCCTTAACACTACTGATGTCATCATATGGATTAGATGAATCATCAGTCCATACTTTAGCAACTGTCATATTCTGGAATGACTCATAGCCAAAGTCTGCCAGTTGATTACCCAGAAGTAGCTTGCCGTTCAAAAGTGCTTGGACAGCGTAATACTCGCGAGTAAACCGAGCACGTAAAAGTAAATTTGCTTGATCATCATACAGTTTCTTAGTGATGGTCAAAACCAAATTTTCGTCATTAGATGCAATGGCATTATTCAAATCCTTAAAATCGTACTCATTAAGGTTCAACTTGTTTTTAAATTTGTAAGTTGGCAATGTGCCAGTTTGAAGTGAGCCACGTTCAACAGGCAATGCTGCTGAATCTTCTTTGGTTAAATCAAGTGGTGCCGGATATAGATCTTGGCCGTTGATTAATTTAACATTATCGGCCTGCTGTTTAGTGGGGGTAAATAAAGCTTCCATCAAATAGGGAGCTGTGTATTGCGGATTAGTGTTCCAATAGCCCTGCAGGTAATTGGAAGTTAGTAAATCAAATGCAGTTGCCACGATATAACATCTCCTTATCGATTAATTAATTTAACGCCGGATGTCTTACCAGCGACCGCCTGTAATGCGGCTACAACAGTGCTATCAAGTAATTTCTGGCGCAAATAAACATTTTCAAACCAAATTGTTACGTCTGCGTCTCCTGCAGTAACATCTGTATCTGCAGCAACAACGCCCGCAAACACTTGTCCTTCCGCACCCGTAAATTCTGATAATTTGGTAACGCCTGCGGATTGATCGGCACTTAGCCAGTCAACTGCCGCACCAACTGGAGTACCTTGTAAAATAACTTTCTTACCATTGGAACCAGCAGTAACAGTTGAACTGTCAATTGTTCCTGGTAAGCCAACAGTTAAATCTTGCCGAACTCTTGGATCAGAGTTGGCAAAGTATTGTGTATCAGCCATAGGTTACATCTCCTATTTTTTTATTTATCAAAGAATTTTCCTTTAAATCTATCTGGATCTCCCAGCGTTTTTTTAGCAACTAATTCGCCAAAACTAGGAGCAGCATTATTTTGCTGTGTATTACTATTTGGAATTTGATTATTTTTAAACATGTTTTTCTTGGTAATCTTAACTACTCGATCAAGCATTGACTTGAAGTTGTCAACATTGTGCTTAGTTGTGTCAGGATCGTCACTAACCAGTGTGTCAACATCCTCGTTGGTAAATTGATACCCAGTATCTTTAAGCTGGTTAAGCACTTCACTGCGCATATCTGATCGATTCTTTTCAGCTTTAAGCTGCTTGTTTTCTTCAAGGATTTCATTGATTTTCTCTTGCTGTTTTTCATCGTCAGTCATTTGGGCGTACTTTTCGGCACTACTCTTGCCGACCTTTTTTCCTTCTTCAATGCCTTTTTTATGAGCACGGAACTCACGATCTTTCAACATTTTGTTAACTTCCGCTTGGGTAAAAGTCTTGTCATTGCTACTGTTATCGCCATTATTATCATCAGTGTTGTCATTTGACGATGTGTCATCATTATCTGCTTGATCACTATTACCATTAGTATTTTGATTGTTTTGATTCTGATTGGCATTATTGGTGACAGTGTCGACAAGCTTCTTAATAAAGTCTTGAGATGGTTGGCCGTTTTGATTACCAGAATTTGTTGCGGTGTTGTTGTTGGCATTCTGGCCACCTTCGCCACTTTCTCCACCTTGTGCACCAGGTTGGGATTGGCTACCTTCTTGGCCGGCGTCAGCAAAATACTGCAAATTCATGTTTAATTTATCTGATTCCATGTGTTACCTCCGTTTATAGCCTGTCGGCTGTTAATTCCTTGCGCAGTTTAATGTCTTAAGCATGTTTGGGACAAAGTGAAAAGCAATGAGATTCGCTCACTGCTCATCCTTGTTTTATTTCTCTTGAAAACCATCTGGGGTTGCGATTAGATTCTCATAACGAAACGTGTGCTATTTTGGTGCAACGACAGTTAGGATGGGAGTCATCAGGGATGCTTGGAGAGTTTGCATCATTAACAGCATACGGGCCATCATCAGCGATCCCCTCGCATTTATCACACGCTCCTGGTTGAGTTACCCAATCGAAATACGCGATTCCCTGCGAACGAAACACTGTCATAGTGGCACGATCAAGCACTCGAGCCCGTTCAGTAACAATCAGTCGTTTAACATACGCATTATTAGTTTCAACCATCCCAGTAACTGTATGCGGTTTGGCGGTGCGAATACTCGGAAAAAGTTGACGAACATCAGATTGTTTTAATCCAGTTCGCAATGATTTAGCCACTAACGATTGAACATTATTAACCAAATCATCATTGTAGAGCCAAAGATTGTCACTCCACTGACTGCCATCAATTGTCTTATTGATAATCTTCTCAGAGTTACGCAGAATCTCTCGTTTAGGAATAGCCATTCTTTTGACAGTATCGGCACCGACTTTCCTGGCTAACCGATTGTTATTAAATTGGCGACTAACATCGCGCTTAAAATCACTATTCAATGTTTGATTAAGCAATTTGATTGTAGCGATTGTTGCTCCAGCGATGCTAAAACCAATTAAGGAATTTAATGTGTGATATCGATCAATCGGGGCATTTCTGGTATATTCTTTAGATCGATTTTGAGGCTGTGAATCATCAGTTATCCGCGCGTTGGCTTTAAAATGAAGCAGACGACGCCTGTCAGCATCGGAATCGCGCTTCAAAAGCTCAACATATTTTAGCAATCCGTCCACCCCATATTCAGCAATAAAAAAATTAAGATGATCTTCAATCTCTTGCAATGCTAACTGATAATAGTCATGCGATTGTCCACAAACTTTTAGATCATCCTTCAACAACTTAGCAATATACTTCTTCTCTTGAGCTTCACTAATCGGCTTCATTAATCATCACCTTTAGTCTGTGAAGTATCATTCTGGCTGTTATTACTATCACTATATGGATCCGGCATTCGTTTCTTGTTCTGCTCAGCCTCTTCATCTTGCTCAGCCGAAATCTTCTGCATTTCTTTCTTCGCATCTGGAACGTTTGAAAGTGACGCAATGGCTGTCTCACGTGAGGTAGTTGATTGTAACTCATTTGCTGTTTGAGCCTCCGCCAACAAATTATGCGGAATGGTGAAGTTAAACGTATACTCCAAATTATCGACATCATTAACGTCAATTCCTTGAGCTTGTAATGCACATGCCCAAATTTGCGTAAGGGCTTTTTTCATCTTGATTTCTTTGTTCAGCGCTTTGATTTTCATGGAGTGAATTTTAAAATCAAGTGCTTGTGCGGCCGATGTACTGAAATCGATATTGTCTAAATTCGGAATCTGTGCGACCTGATAAATAAAGTCAGTATCATGCTGAATCTGGTTCTCTTGTAATTGATCCCCAGTTGGTTTTTCCATAAATTCAGCATCAGGAGTTGGTAAAGCTCTCGACTCATCTGAATTTGCCCATGCTTTATCCAAAAATAGGTTGAGTACCCTGGATTGCTTAATATCATCAATTTGTTCATCAGATAATTCAGAATTAATCACTTTCAAAACACTAGCCGCAAACGAATCCGAATCGTTGGCCTTGGCACTCATGGCGCTATCTAAATCATCGACCAGGCTAATCAGATCATCAAACACGCCGATCCGTTCCTCGTTATCCATAATTTCTGCCATTGGTAGTTGATCAAATGGGTGTGCTAACTGATCATCCACTCCGGTGTCTGGATCAGGCTTTTCGTCAAAGGTTAATGAATCGTTAGCGGTAGCTGAATTGCTGAACGGCACGGTATCATTGACCTCAATTAATTGCCCATGTAAAGACTCATTGCCTTTATTGTCTGGATAGTAACTATAGGTCACGCCAAATAGCGGCTTATCTCGAATTGTGTTGTCATAAACCATAAACGTATTGAGAGGATCCAGGAAAGTGATATAGGGATAGGCCTTTTCGTCAGTGTATAGATACAGATAAGCGCGCCCATACACGCTTGACCATTTAGAAGCTTCCGTAAACACATCGTCCAAGACTTGATGTTTAGTCATTGCCGTGATCAAGTCATTAACTTTGTTGCTCTCCGCGGTTCCTTCATCAGATGGATCCTGATAAGCAATGTCAATTGGCGTGCCGATAAAATAACCGTTGAAAGAATCAACCAGTTTCTTGGGCATGTTCACGATGCGCCGATTATCTGGATCTCCATGAGGCGTTGGTTTGCGATTAAGAATGTTGATATGTCGGCCTTTGTAATATTGGCGCTTCATAACGTAGGTTGGCATCAGCTTTGTTCGATGCAGATTAATCATGTTAAACAAATCGATGGGATTGTCCTTGATATTTTGACTAGCGGAATAATGAAAGACGTCGTTATCATCAAGATAAGCACTGCCTGACAGATTAATGGTCTCGTCGTTCTTCCACCCCAAGTTCGAGGCATCCCGCCCGGAAATAAACGTATCTTGAATATTAGGATATTCTTTTTGTAAAATTTCACTAATTTTCATTAATTAAATACCTCGCTTAAACAATTTAACTTTGGCATTACGTTGTGGAGCAACCTTTAGCCCCAACATTTTTGCATTATCAATGGCAAAATACTTAAACGCATCAACAGTATGGTCGTTTTCCTTGACCACTTTAGGATTGTCACTATGAACCGTCTTCTCATCCCATTGGTATTGCTCATGCTGTTTGATAAATATTTGGTTTTCTGGTGTATCAAGATAGTACACACGCCCTTGTGCCAACAGGGATGATACATAATCGATCATGGTTGCCTCATCACTCTTAGCAACCCCATGCCAAACTTCGTTATATTCTTTAACAAATTCGTTTCGTAGAGCTCCTTCGGCCGAATCAATTGTTCGTTTGCCAATTGGTACTTGGTAATGCATTGAGCCTTCGAACGACTTAATTTCAGGAACCAGGTCACTAGGAGCTTTTTTACGAGATTGATGTTCAGGGCTGTAATAGTACGTGTGCAGCAAAATAACCTTACCTTCGGCGGTAACGCCAATTGCCAGGCAAGTAGTTGCTGAATTAATGTGCCCAGCATCGATTGAAAAGTAAAGATTGACCAATGGGTCGTCATCAAACAATTTAGTTAGGGGATGGAACAAGTTCATATTGTAAACATTGGTTCCCAGGCCAATTATCTTCCCAAGATATAGCCACTTGTAATACTCGGGGTCATTCTTTTTGTACGTTTCAATCAAGGCCAGTTGCTGTTCCTGGGTGATCCCGAGCTGATCATCTAGATACGTTGAAGTGTCCACATAGCATTGTGGGTTCTGTTCCTGGATAGCAATCCATTCATTAATCCAGTCATAGGGATTACGTGGTGGATTATAGCTATAAAATACCTTTACATCATTAACCCAGGGAGATTTTTGCCGAATAAACGTTGGATTGGTCTGGTCAAATACTTCTGCACTCTTAAAGTTGGCTGCTTCTTCACATTGTGTTATGAACGTCCCGTTTCCGAACGATCTCTGTATGTTTCCATACAGTTCAGACTATATATTGACTGCTAAACAGTCCTCCCTCTTTCAGCCTCACTTAAGGCTTACTCTACTCATCGCACAAAAAAGCAGACATTTCAGTCTGCTTGAACGCTTTCGATAGTCGTTACACGTTTTTTATTTACCAGCAAGTATTTCTTCAATGTTGGGGTAATGCTCTCAAAATTTCTGGTAAATAAACATTCGCTCGGTATTGTCCGCGACTTTCACGTTTGGAGTTTCACCGAATTAAAGGAGTTTAATGTGGCCTAAAGATTAAACCACAGAGCAATAACATTTTGGATCGTGTTTGATTTCAGTTTCTCAGGCTTGTCACCGCCGTAAAAATAGAACGCACTGCCCGATGAAATATGGGTGATGCGCATTGGTGAAACTGAATATTTAAATTCATCTGTCATATGAAGCTTGTCAATTGCCCAACAAATTTGTCCATATACAGAATCACGCAAGTTAACCGTGTTTTCCCGAATGCAGACGACGTTCGCTTTATGGCCTAACTGGGCCTGCTTCTTGAGCATAGTCAACAGCTTTAAGCTAATGGTTGATGATTTGAACGAACCACGACCGCCCTTAGCAATAATGTAAGGACGTTGGGTAGACCATAACTTCTTAAAGTGCGGATTAACAAGCTGTGATATTTTAATCACTCGCTTGGTTTTCGTTATCATCATTAACACCTCCCAAATCGTCAACTACCAGCGTCCCATCTTCATGATGTTCAACTTTTTTAATTTCTTTTGCCTTCGCTTCAGCAATTTCAGCCTCAGCACTCGTTTTACGTGCCTGTACCTTGGATGATTTTTTCAATCCAAGGACATCAGTAATATCTTCGAGGGACTGGATCATGGCATCCGCCGTTGCTTTCCTGACACCATTGGTTAGAATGTCAGCCTTAGATTCATCATGCAGGAAAGTATATGAGTCAACCACACTGTCAATTGACCAATTATACTTGCGAGCTATCTCTTGGGAAATCTGAGTTATTCTGAGTTTAACTTTATCGTTTTTGGCAAGCTTCGGCCCATTCGTCATAGCTGTTGCCAGTGAAGGCTTAGTTGCTGAATAAGCTTCTTGATATGCTCGGTATAAAGGAATTCTCTGACCGCCAACCAATTGTGCAAACAATTCTTGTTGGGGAGTTAATTCATCAGAATTATCTTCTTTTTTGTGTGCACCCTTTTTCGGTTTTGTGTGCACCCTTTTTGCCGTTTTGTGTGCACCCTTTTTATTTTGTGTGCGTTGCCAACCGTATCGTTTTTTCCATGATTTAACCGTGTTTATCGATACTTGGTACTTTTCAGCAATGTCCTTATACTTCATTCCTGATAGATAATCCTTCTCAGCTTGTTTCTGGTTATTCATTACATATCACCACACCTCCTACATTCTATGTATTAAAAGTCAACACAATTATTCACCACGGTATGGCGGTGTGATATTGCTACCAAATGTCTCTGTTAGCGCGAAGAAGTATCGATAATCTTCATTGACATTGTCATATTGACTAATTGTATCTAGTGACTTGGCCATAATCTCAGCAGCCTGCTGAATTCCTTTGTCAATCGTGCCGTTATCTAGCTTCTTTTGAACAGCACTTGTGTCCAGTACGGCATCTCTCAATGTCTTATTTATCTCCGTACTAAATTCGTCTTGAATCATGCTAACGATTGCCGATTTATTAAACCTTTGATCACCTGAATTGAACATTTTTGTCATTTTAATTCCTCCCAGTTGAACCGAAACCGTTACTACCACGGTCACTGTCATTTAGTTTGTCGCATTCAATAGACTGTACTGAGGCATCACGCCGAATAACCAACTGGCAAACCTTATCGCCTTTGTTAATTTGATTAGGCCGATTAGATAAGTTAACGAAAATCGCCATGATTTCACCACGATAGCCAGGGTCAACCGTTCCGAGAATGCACTTTAATGGTGTCCTAAGACTCATCCCTGACCTTGGTCTAACTTCAGCTGAATATCCTTTGGTTAACTGAATTGAAATCCCCAAAGAAATTCTTTTCGTTTCGAATGGTGCAAAATAAACAGTTTGATCAGCATATAAATCAAAGCCGGTATCATCTGGATGTGCCTGATGTGGTGCCATGGCAGACGGGGTCATTTTTTTATATTTAAGGATTACCTTAGGCACGTTCCCTCATCCTTTCCTGCTTATGTCGCATGTCGTCTGTTAACCGTTCTTTAAATGGTGTCTGTAATGTGGAATTAATATTATTAACATCTTCTGAACTATACATAACACCACTAGCAAATTGAGCCTCAGAACTAAATATAATCAAAAATTCAATTCCATCAATATAATATTTAGCAACCCCGTTTATAAGCTTTCCCTGCGCATAAATATATTTCATCTTAATGTCATTGCTTGGAGACTTTTGTTTAAAATAATCTCTTAACTCATCGTATCTCATTTTATTTTCGCCTCTATACAGGCTTTTCCTTTTAGTCTAAACTCATTCAATTTACGTGCCTGTAAAGCTTTACGCTTGCGATCCTTAATTTTGGACTTCTTGTGACTCTTCGTATGTTTATTATGCTTACTCATTGAATGCTCAAAACTCCTCCGCAATTCTCTCTACCGTTTTTTGTTTAGCCTGTTTAATTGCTTTTTTGACCTTCACCGCATTTCCACATGCATCAATAGAAATGTCGTAATGATCTTCTAGCTTCTGCTTACGAGCCTTCATCCGCCTAAAACCTGCTGTATTTGTCATTGCAAGATTTCTCCTTTTTGTGCAAATTAAAAGCGCCATGCTGTTTAGCACGACGCTGCTTTTGCTTTAATTCACGATCTAATTCACTAAATACCTTGAGTTCTGTCGGGCTCACATATCCATACTTGCAGTTAATCATCTTCATGATAACCACCACGCCATGATTAGTGCCAGCACACAAGCTACGATAGCCAGCACATCATATTTATCTATTTTCATACTGACACCTCCAATAGTTGTATGTTAGAATTCAG